GCTCTGACGAATTGGCATAAGAAATGATATTGTTTAATACTGTAGTCTTAAGAGTATCGGGTGTAGTTGAGAAATTACTATTATAATAAACCGATGACTCAAATTCAATATAGAGGTACTTAAGATCAATAATTTCGGGAACAATTCCACCCACAGCATATTTACGAAGAATTGTTTTTATATTATCCTTAACACCGTTTGAAACAAATGGACCATTGATGGGTTTGATTGAAATAAAAACCTTACCATACTTAGGGGGATTTAAGGTCTCCCCACCAAACGCAGAAACTGATTCTGCCTCAGGATAAATCTGTGGAATAATAGCCTCATAATCAGAAGCTGTTACGGCTCTTTGTTGGGTAGAATAATTTAATGGTGCGAATTTCTTAATAGAAGCAATAGATTCAATCGCCTTGCCACCAAATGAGGCTGTGTTTGTGACAATTGCTGATATATCAGAATTGACTACTCTTCCGTTGTTATCAAAAATTCTACCATTGAACTTGAAAGAGGAAATTCCGTTACCGTCTTCACCATTAGAAATAACGTAAGAAGCCTCAATAAGAGTATTGGATTCCAACTTCTTACCGAAGATATTATCACCGAATAAAATTTGATATCTTTCGTCTTCTATTTCCTGTACAAAGAAAATCTTTGAATCTGATTTAACATTGAAGAGATTTTTTACCAGATTATACTTTTGGGTCACATTAGTTAAATCACTCTCTCTTATCAATACTTGAATAAGAGACGTGTCAATGCCTTCGTTATCTAAAACGAATTTTGAATTATCGCTGATAACATTGAAATTTTGTACGATATAAGACCCTTCATATACAGTAACATTATTAAATGTTGCTACATTATTAACAACAGGAGAAACAATATCTTCTAAAATACAAAAGGTGTAGCTAGATCCATTAAAAGAATCGCTAGTTACAACAACACCTTTCTTTAGTGTTAAGGTAATTGGATTGATGGGTAGATTAGTTGTATCTACGGAAAAACTTATATTCGCTCTGGCTGAAGTTCTTGATCTTGGAGTATAACCAATTTCTTTTGCTCTGGATACAACATTCTCTCTTAATGTTGCAGAATCCAGAAAAACCTCATTGGATACCATGTTGGTATTGTATGAGGAAATGTAGGTATTATAAGCAAGAATATCAATAATGGTTGCAAAATTAGAACCCTCAAAATCGTAGTCAGTAAAACTAGAATTTGCTCTAAGATAATCTCTTAGAGAGGCTTTGATCTCATTAAAATCCAGGGTGGTGAGATTTACTATTGCCATTTATCTGACTGTTTCCAGAACTAACGTTAATTGTTGGGTTGGTGCATTGATGCCAATAATATCGTAGGTTATTACAACGTTATAATTGTTATTATCATAATCTGGATTTGCCCTGACATCAATCAAAGAAACTCTAGGTTCATATAATCTGATTGTTTCGGATGCTTCAGATTGTATCAAAGAAGCTGTTATGGGATCCATGTTTTCAAATAAAAGATTTGTTATGTTACTTCCTTTATCTGAATAAAAAGCCTCACCTTTTACTGTAGATATTAAATTACGAATAGAGCGGGCAATCGCAGTTTCATTTTTAAGCACAAGAATATCATTGGTTAAAGGATTAACATCAAATGAAATGCTTATGTCTTTGAAACTGCGACTTACCCGCTCTATCGGCATTTATACTATTAAATTAAGAGTTATTTAGCCATTAATTACATTGGGTTCTAGACCATAATCCCAAGAAGATTCAACTGAAAATAGTTCCTTATCTTCGGTTTTCATTTTCTTGTTTTTCTGATCATGAAGAACTTCTCTTAGCTCAAGAGAACCATAATCGGTCACGAGCGAAGTAGTTCCAAACTCTTCTTGCATAAGGCTAACAACTCTATCTGCGGCAGGCATGGGTCTAATCTCCTAAATGGAATTTAAGAGAAACTTTTTCGGTGGTTTCTTAATCACCAAGGGTATTTATGGTAGTGTTTTCTAAATAAAGTATGTAATCGCAACCAATAAATGGACGAAGTATCAAGGGCTTATTTTGAGATGTATGGATATACAGTAACAAACGAAATGTTTTCCAACAACGGGGAAGTGAAATATCAGATAGTGAAGGAATCCGTTGATACTGAAGCTGTTAAAGAAAGAATCGCAAAAGGTAGTAAAGAAGCCGCTAATCCCAAGCATTCACGAAAGGATGTTGAGGCTCTTCATAATAAAAGACGTGAAGAAGTTAAAGAACTGACAAAAGAAGAATATCGTAGCGATATCAGTTATGCCAGAGCCTCTGTGAGTGGCTCACGAAAAAGAGCCAAAGAACAACCAGGAATTCATAAGGGTGATGATACCAAATACCAGCATGATCTTAATAAAAAAGCTTTTAAAAATCTAGTCAATCAAGAAAGAGCGAAAAGAGCATTAAATAAAGAAGAAACTGAGGCTATTGTTTCCCATCTTCTGGATCAGGGTTTTGTTGATACTGAAAAGAGTGCAGAAAATATTATGGAAGCAATGAGTGATCAGTGGGTTGAATCAATTTTATCTGAAGCACCTTTTGATGTTTATCGTGGAAATACAAGTGTTGAAGGAACGAAAGTTGGATCATCTCAACCAACCAAAGTGAATAAATCTTCCTATGCGACCAGAAAGGCTGCTAATAGAAAGGCAGACAAATTGAATATGGATTATGGGGCTAATATCCACCGTGTTGTAAGAACACCTGAGAATTGATACGTTAAATGAAAACTTTTGTTGAATTTTTAACAGAATCCAAGAGAAGTCACATTAAGGATTTTATTACCTTTGCTTGTGATCATCTTGAATTAGAAGAAACACCAAATGTGATTATTATTGATAATCCTGAGTTTTCTTCTATGAACAAAACCTTCGGTATTTACAGTCTTGCCGATGATACGATAAAAGTTCAGATAGCAGAAAGACATCCTATGGACATTTATCGTACTCTCGCTCATGAGTTGGTTCATTACAAGCAGAAGTGTAGTGGTAAAGAAATGGACGGTGGTGATGGTAGCGATATTGAGAATGAGGCCAATGCAACTGCGGCTGTTATCTTAAGACAATACTCAAAACAAATTCCCAATCACGGTTACTGATATGAAAACGTTTAAGGAATTTTTAGAAGAAGCTAGAAGAATGAGAGTTTTGAGAACGTCTCATTATACATCCAACGATGCTAAGGCGAGTATTATGCGCGGGGGCTTCAAGGATTCTCCCTCAACTGGGGCATATCACCCAGATGATAATAAAAGAACCGTTTATACCACACCAGCATCAAGAGTTGGTAAAGATTATGGACATGCTAGAGTTAGTCTGAATTTGGTTAATCCAAAAGTAACAAATGTTAATTCACGAAAGAAGTATAAGGAAAAAGTGAAAGAAATAGTAATGAAGCATGACGGCGCCGATCTACAACAAAAGGCCAAAGAAGCAAGTCCTTTTCATCAATCTAAAAGAGCAATTGCCTCTGGTTCAAAAATTGTCCGAGCCCCAGACGCACATGAAATCGGTGGAGAGAAGGGAGCCAAGGGTTCTTATATTATGGTTGATAAGGATGTTGCCAATAAGTCAATTAGCAAAAATCCTAGACCATCAATAAGAGCAAAGGGTAAACCACAAAGAACCAAAACTCAACCTAAAAAGAAATGAAGACCTTTAAAGAATTCATTAATGAAGCCCTGATATTAGAAAAATATTATAAACCCGAAGATAAATTACCTTCTGGTAAAACACCAGTAGAAAAAGCAACTAGCCAGAACCGAAAGGTTGCTAGAACCATAGGAACTAAGTCGGTTAAAAGTCAAAAGCGTTGGGGTAAACATTATGATAAAATACAAACCAAAGTGAAACATGGTGCCGATAATCCGAACTATAATGATAAGGTCTCACATAAACATAAGGGAAAAATTAGTGTCAATAACGATGACGGTGAGCTAGAAGTAACCCATAAGAAATCGGGAATCTATTTTCAGGCATATAAGTCAGAGAATTCACCCGATTCACATACTATTGAATGGGGTCACACTAAAAATAGAAGTAGTATGTCTCCCAGAGAACGATTTAAACTAGCCAGAACTGCTAAAAAAGTTTGGGATAAACACGTTTCACATAGATTACCGAATGACGCGATAGTTCACAATAGTCCCTCTGCATCTCACGATAAAAGAGGTGTGGAAAAAGATGTAAACAGAAGATCTAGAATTTATCAACGTTCTGGATTTGGTCCGATGGATTCTTCGGGTGATCAGTTTGCAAAAACAAAAAGAGAGCCATCACCAAAACAAAAGGCCAAAGGTAAAAGTAGACTAACTCCTTTAAACCCAAGTAAAACAAAAAGTTCCATAAGATGGGGTAGAGTTGATGACGAGGACGACGACTGATATGAAGACTTTTAAAGAATTCATGTGCGAGTCACAGGAGGTTCTTGATAAGATAGGATCTGCCTGGCAAAGAAAACATCCAGGAATGAAATTTCACTCTTCAATGGGCAATCAAGGTGATGTTAGACTTCATGCTATAGAAGTACCAAAAGAAAAACGCGGCAAGGGAATCGGTACGAGAGCAATGAAGGGTTTGACGAATTATGCGGATAAACAACAAAAAAGAGTCACTCTTACACCACAGGCGGATAAGGGTAAAAAGGGTAAGTTAGAGAAGTTTTATAAGTCTTTTGGATTTAAGGCAAACAGCGGAAGAAATAAGGATTTTACTATAAGAGATAGTAGAATCAGGAATCCCCAACAATCTCAGAGTAATAAGAATCAGACCAATAGGAATAGTAATCGGTCTTCTTAAGAGCTTCTCTAAATTTGAGAAGCTTTTCTTTTGGTTGACCAAGAATTAGATTATATTTTTGATTATTGGTCTGAACACCGTTGATAAATGTGTCATAATCAGCACAGTCCTCAAAGAATAACCAATCGGGATATTTTTCGTTATAATGCTCTACCCATGTATTGATAGTGGTTAGATCGGATGAGTCAATGATGTAAATGATGACTTCGTAACCGTCAATGGGAACGAGTGAATCAATAGAGCATTTAACAATCTTATGATGGCTGTTCTTTGCGTATGGGCATATAGCAAAATTTCCCAGCTCTGGCCGAGACTGAGAAACTTTGTCTATCCAAGAATTAAGATCCTTGACCTCTTGTGGGCTTGCGTCTTCCATTTCTACTGGTTGTTGATAATGTGAAATCATTCGGGCCTGGCAAATCTCCATGCACGCACCGCAGCCAGATAGTGTTGCATTCCATGATCTTCCACACCATCAATACCGCTTTCTTTAAGTCCTTCCATTGCTCCACCGACGTTATCCAAAAACTCAAGCCAGCAGCCGGGATCTTGGAGAATCTGCTGCTTTTGAGTGATATAGAGAAATGTACCAACGTGGCTATAGCCCATTAATCTAGCCGGTGCCCGAGTTACGATGTCATTATTATTTTGAAAGCGAAATGTTTTGGCGCAAGCCTCTACATTGTAAATGCGTGCCGCGTCGCGTGTAACGGCCCTGGGCTGACCGAAAGTATAGGTTGATGTAAATGGCTCATCTTGATGAATCAAAATGGATGTAGCCACTGTTGCCATGGCACCACCAAGACTATGCCCCGTCAAGAAAAGACCCCGTGGCTTACGTTTATTCAGCTCGGTATAACGAGCAAACAGATCATTCCAGACATCCATTACCGAGTGAAGAAAACCTCGGTGAAAAGAACCAAAGAGAGCTTGTTCGGGAAAGGAGTTAAGGTTATCGATCCAGTCCGCTAGCTCGTCAGTGCCTCGGAAGACCAAGGCCAAATAGTTCTCATGTTCAACTAATGCTGCCTGAGCGGAATTTTTTGAAACACCGTACACTGATAGAAAGTCTGAGTCTTCGGACTTCAAATCTTTAAGAATTCCTTGCTCATCAGGACTTGAACGACCTAGGTAAATCGCGCTAGACATTCGGGCCATCCAATATGCGTTACCAGGGTCTAGGGTGGTGCGATAAGGTTTGACGATAGGTTTATTTTTAGTGAATATGTTAGAATCATATGTCATTAGACTTCCTCTACGTTTATAAGGTTAGAATCAATTTGACCATCTGCTGCTTTTTCTGACAATTGAAAAAGAACATTTCTTAATTCTTCTTCGGTTAATTCTTTATAAAGAATTTTGTTATCATAAAGAATGTTAAACATCAGAGAGTAACCATTTTCTCATGACCAACTCGTACTGCTGGATCAACAACAATACTAAGACCAAGAGCCTTGGCATCTAGACAGAATCCAACGTCTTCTCCACAGAAGTCTTCAATACCGTTATCGTAGGCTTGTAGTTTAGGACCAAAGACAGGATAGATCATATTCTCAAAAACTCCTCGTGCAACAAGAACAAAACCAAATCCAACATAATCACAAGTAAAAGGCTTCTTACGTGCAGCCATGGATTCAAGGGATTCAGATTTCATCATTCCACCATTACGAATGAATTCCTCACCATCATAGATCCAATGAGCAACGGGAACGGTCATTCTATCCTCTGTCGCATAATAACCACTGGTGATAGGATTACAAGTGAGCATTAGACGTTGAAGTTTTTCCTTACGAACAGATTCCTCCCAATATCCAATAGCTTCTAATTCTTCTTCAGTCTTATTCATCAATGGCCATTCTTCTGAATTACGAGTATCTTCTTTTTCGTTATCAAAGATACATGTATCAACGAGTTTCCAAAAGACATTACTATTAAAGACGATATCACTATCAATCCACATTTGATAATCATAATTTAATTGTCCATTCCAGGGAATCTGATACTTACCCCTAGTTACATTATAACCAAGACATTTACAACGAGCAAAGTTCACCATAGATGAATAATCTTGTTGAATGGCAAATCCAGTATTATTGGCAGCCAGATCAAAAGATAGCTGAACAAAGTTCTTTAAAAATGTATAGGATACAGATCTACCAGGTAGACAGAATACAATAGTCTTACCACGTAGTTTTGCTTTTGCTCTCTCAATAATAACCTCAATAGGTTCTGGTACGTTATTATTTTTTGTTTCGGTTGCTTTGACTTTAAATCCTTTCATAAGTTGCTTGTACGAATTTCAGTGCCCAGTATATAGTAGTCTCAGACTCCTTGTAGAGAGTAGTCTTTCTTGTTGTAGACCACTTTCTCAAAGGAAAGATCCTTGGAATTTAGATTGCCATGAATCTCAGAAAGATGCTGATAATCCACCCAGATTTTATTAAACTCCTCTTCAGATAGATTATAATTCACACAACGATTCTTATTGTAGATGTGATAGCGAATTTCTTCCATAAGACTTATCAAATTTTGGTTGACCTATTTATTGAATTTTTTGCCCGCGAAAAATTTTTGATTCTAGGGTCCCTTATATTGAAATGAGATCAGGGGGACCCGTTTGAATATTTTATTATTATTCAAAAGGGTCATCGGGAGGGGGCCTTATTGGGGGTTATTGGGGGTTATTATGGCTAGGCCATCGGGCAACGCATAATAACATATCACATAACTGTTATAATACACTGCTCATCATAACATCTTATACGCCTATCACGGAACTGTTATGACGTAAGTATAAAGAATCCCCGACGATTAAGCCGGGGAAACTGTTGCTAATGGTTCATAACATCAGCTCTTTTTAGCTGGCACACTTACCAAGGTTAGATGTTGTTTTGCCCTGGTAACTTGTACATAACACAGATTATTTTCCTGCTCCATTTCCCACTCTTTAGTAGCCCACTTGCTAGGGGAATAAGTATCCATCCCCAGGGCAAATACTCTATCCCATTCTTTACCTTTGGCCTTATGAATCGTTGACAGTGTTATAACTTTCTGAACACCTTCAGTATCACCAAATAGGCTACGAATGTTCGCAACCAGCGTACTAATTGGATCGGAATGATCACAATTATCAATAAAAACCTCTAGAGTTTTAGTCTGATCTTCTATAACCTGACAACGAGAATCGTTACCTTTAGTCTTATTCTTTTCAATCTCATTCTCGCTCCACTGCTGTAACTTATTATACAATTCCCCAACAGTCTTTACATTTTTCCAACGCATTGCCAGTTTAATCAAACCTTCCCCAATCTCCCTACCTTCTACTCTGCACGCCACAGACTGACGAAGAAGACTATAAGCTAGCTCCACAAGTGGTTTGGTATTTCTACAGATAACCGCATCCGTTGGTCCGGCAAGATTAACAATATCTTTTAATTCGCAGGAATCCACTACACCATCCGGGGCTGATTCGTGGGCTTCAATATGATTAACCCACTGATTAGCAAGGGCAACGATATTTTTAGGGCAACGGAATGTAACAGAAAGAGGTGTAACAATAGCATCAAACTCTTTCTGGATAATATCTAAAGACTTGTTATCTGCCCCAGTAAATCCATAAATTGCCTGATGTGGGTCGCCGACAGCTATAAGTTTGCCTCCTTTCTTCAGCATCATTTTAACTAATGCACGCCTGGGGCCATTAGTATCTTGTGCTTCATCAAGTAGGATATAATCATACTGCCAAATCTTCAGATTAAAAAGAATTGGGAAGTAGATCATATCTGAAAAGTCAATTATATTTTTGAGATTGTTATTGCAATTCAATAAGTATTGCGCCGCGTCAATTGCTTGGGCTTCTGTTACTTTATCGGGAATACTATCCCAGAGATTATGATGCTCACACATAATCATCCAATTCTCTACAGTATCCTCTACAATCGCCCCTATTCCTACTTCTTTTGCCATCTTGACTGCTGATATAACAAATGGCTGGAGATTTTCATATTCTCCGGTGAACTCATCCCTAGCGATGTTTCGTACTTTGTTAGCGTCAACCTTGACCCGTGAGAATGAACGTCTCACTGCACCAAAGCCGAAAGAGTGTACGGTTCCGACCTTAACATTTTCTGGGCTAAATGTAGAGATTTTCTGTTCAATCTCGATTGAAATGGCCTTATTAAATGCGCAGAATGCAACGGATTTATCTTTATAAATCCCCTTCAAAATTTCGATTAGTGTTGTGGTTTTCCCTGCACCAGCAACGGCGGGGATTATCTGATGCTGCGCTGATTCAATCGCGGCGGCAATGGCGGCGGCTTGCTGGGAGGAGTGCTGGCGGGCCATAGGGGGATCCCTGGGTTTCGTTGCCATCCTAGCACGGGTCGGGCGGCTGGTGACAGGGTGGGTCCTATGTATGGGAACCAAAAAAATCAGCCTTAATAATATAATCTAACGAATCTCTTTAATTCTTTATTCTCTACTCTTTCTCTTAAAAATAGAGCAGGGTTGCCGTATTGGTATTTTAGAGTCAATCGGGCAGTCTGTCAAGGGTTTGACCGATCAGGAATGCTTATCGTTCAGGGCTTGACAAGATGGATGTTTCCGATTAGACTACAAATACAGAGAACCTATCTAATTTTTCTGCTATAATATAACAAATAAAGAAAGGCCCCGGAATTAACCGAGGCCAATGTAACAAATGATCAAGGATTATCAGAATTGTGGATAATCTATAATCATTCCATCTGTATATTCAACATCTCCCAACATAGGGAAAACAACGAACCATTTGCCTTTCTTTTGATATAGATTTGTTCCTACAAACTTCTCCATTATTGCGTTGATTCTTTTCTTAACACTGGCCGATTTCATTGTCGGCATAAAGAATTGTACGCCATCCTTAGAGAATAGAGCAATTCTCTCTCCATAATATCGGACAATATATTGATCATTATGTCCGTACTTTTGGACTGAATCATCACAACGATCTGCCCAATCGTTACGATATTCATATTTGTTGCGATAAGAAATTGCTTGTAGTAGAAAATGTATGCAATTATCATATCTTTTGTTAGCATTATCACAAATGTTTTCCATGCGCCGTTCCTTATCACGAACGATAAGAAGTTCTTCGTAAAATGCAGTAAAATGCGGAGTTTTTCCTTCTTCTTCTCTACCGTATCCACACGCAATAGCGATCTCTTTAGCAGTCTTTCCTGCCGCTCGCATGTTCTTAACGGTGCGGGCGAGAGTGGAACCTTTGAGTCTTTCCATGTTTGGAACCGGAAACCTTCCGGTGTTTGTTGACTCTCATAAGATAGCAACGATTCCCGGCCCCGTCAACCGCTAAATGTATCGGCCTGATACCAAACGGAAAACTCGCACGATAAAAGATTCTTATGGTTCAGGGCTTGACAAACATCAGCAGCACCAGTAGAATACAAACACAGAGAACCTGTCTAATTTTTCTGCTATAATATAAAGATATAAAAACTGCCCCGATATTATTATACCGAGGCAGAAAGTATTTGATTTGTTATTTAATTATACCAGGATTGGATTTTCTTTCTTTTTCCTGTTTCTGGATTCTGCTCCCAGAGGTTACCTCTCCAGACATTATGGCAGGAAAGATAATAACAATTTGTTGATTCTTTCCTGAATCGTTTGCCTGAACGATCAACACCAGTCAGAATGTAGAGCATGATGAGAATTGCGATTGGAAAAGAATAAAGAATCAAACGTTGATAAAACAAACTTGACACATACCGTAAGGACGCAATTCAATCATCACACCCAAATCTTGGCGGCGGCAACGTAGACCAGACCAACCAATTTCACGTTTAATTCTTCGCACTAAAGCAAGATCAGTGATATCAGTTGGAATAACAATCTCCCCATTATTCACCCAACTATAATTAGCTTCCCCTCCAAAAGTATCGGTCATTTCATAACGAATTGTTTGGGATGCCATTGGATCGGCTTCTGTGGTTGACTCTTAAAATATACATCCTCCTCCCGGTCCCGTCAACCATTTAACCGATCAGGAATGCTTATCACCCAAGACCTTGACAAACCTAGTGAGCACCAGTAGAATACAAATACAGAGAACCTGTCTAATTTTTCTGCTATAATATAAAGATATAAAAATCGCTAGAGTATTATTATACCCTAGCGAATGTATTTGTTATTCAATTATTTTCAGGTTGCATTGCGACGTAATAAACATCTACATCAGGATATAATTCTCTACATTTATTTTGTGCCTGAATTCTTGTTTCACATGAGAAATTATGTGAAACATTTCTGTGTTGTTTGGTATTATAACCAACAACAGTGAAAACTAGATCGTTCATGATGCAAATGCAAATGAATTGTTATTGTTATAAGAAACAATTTTCATATCATCGGGAGTCAAAATCTCAATATAACCGAATGGATGTTTCTCATCCCAATAATCAAACCTATCGTCTGCTTCTTTATACGAATGACAAACTTCCAACACTTGAAAGTTTGTGAAATCGTCATTGTATTTGACGATGTGAAACTTAGCTTTTGCCATCAGATTTGCCCCTCTTTTTCATAAGGAATCCCGGCATATTCACGGGAGATATAGGGTGCCGAAACTACGGCAATCTCACCGTCAATAATGAGAGGCTCACCATCACGTAGAACAATCCACGAAAGACTGGGAATAGCAACAGGCTCCGTAGTATCCCACAACGGAATGCCAGGGCTTGCTAGTGGCCAATCGCAAGCGAAAGGTCGGAATGTTTGTGACATGGGGATCAACTCCCTTTGTTTGACTCCCTAATTATGGGACCGGAAGCCGCATACGTCAACCTTTTGACCGATAAAAGATTCTTATGGTTCAGGGCTTGACAAACACCAGCAGCACCAGTAGAATACAAATACAGTTAATCTACCCTTTTTTTAAGATTCAATAATTATTATACCTTTCAACATAAAATATGATATATTAACCCAGTATTAGTCTTATTAATTTTTATTAATAATACATTAGTAGGGTCTTTGTACCTTTGATGTATTTTTGTTCTTGTAAAGCATTGCAAATACTAGAAGTGAAATTATTGGGATTTTGATAATAAGAATAAAGTTAATTCTATTCCTTGAAATAATCAATCCAAATAATCTTCTTTAATATAAACTTTACCAGTTGAAAACTCAACAAATAAAGTACCGGACATACCTTCAATTTGATTAGAAAGAAAATTATCTGATACTTTTCTGATATTATCAAACAAATCATATGTGTTGATATTATTAAACCTCTTAATAAAAAGATTATGCCCTTTACAAATCCAGCCAACAATTGAATCAATATCATAATCATCAACACGAGAATCATATCCTCCATTCATTGAATCAATATCATCAACATCTTCATCCATCCATTCATTTATTGCATCAAGAATACCCTTTTTGACCAATTCTCTCAACTTATTCATAGTCCATTCACATTTAATATATGAACGACATTTATCAATTTTGGCGATAGGATTATTGTCGCCATATTCAGTCAGGGCTGCATTCAATAAAGAACGAATATCCAATAATTCAATATCATCAATGGAAACATATTTATAACCATTAGTCGTCTTATATCGCATTTCAACCCTACCAGCAAGATACCCACCGAGGGCCATAAGTTCATCAGTATAACCACAAGAATGGGGTCTTATTGGATGTTCCAGAATATCATGGGCAACACTTAACCCATCAAACGCAGGATCAAAATACCCTCTTTCAGTATCAACAACCAGACCAAGACCACCAAGAATATGGTGGTCTTGAATAGTGATTTTGTACTTTTTCAAGGGAACCTCCCTTTGTTTGACCTTCATAATATAAACCCTGGGGCCAGACCAGTCAACCCTTTGGCCGATAAGAGATTCTTATGGTTCAGGGCTTGACAAACACCAGCAGCACCAGTAGAATAATCATACGGGCAAGACTATTTGATTTTAACGACAAATTATAAACAATAAAAAATCCCCTATTAAAGAGGATTATAATATCAAATCAATCATCTTTAATTGTTAATCTTGGAGTAATTCTGGTCGGTTATTCTTTACCCATTGAATAAGCTGAAGAAGATCTACCATAGTAGAATTGAACCCACCCTCATTGGTTGCTGATATAACTAAACGTCCGTGACCTTCTGGCTTATATTCATAAGCTTCTCGGGTCATTAGAATAACTGGATTTCCCTCATTGTATTCCATTACACCTTCCATTTTACAATATACCCTAGTTTCAGGATCAATAGAATCAGGCCATTTGATTGAAGAATTGTTATCCATTGGATTGTGCTTTGTGGGCTTTTTAATAATATCATGTATTATGGTGGGCGTCAACCCTTTGGCCGATAAAAGATTCTTATGGTTCAGGGCTTGACAAACACCAGCAGCGCCAGTAGTATACAAATACAGACACCCTACCCAATTTTTAAGAGAAAATATAAGTTTATAGCCAGGGGTTAAACCTGGCTGATATTATTATTCTGTTTCTTTAATCCTATCAAACCAATATACTTTATCAGTAGGAGTGAGAGTGATAATCTCACTTCCATCATCGTTTCTTTGGATTGTTTCTTCCATCCAAATATGATGGATTGTTAAGGTATTTGTTCGGCACAATTCTTTCTCTTCTTCAGTGAAAAGATCCCATGATTTGTAGGTAGGAATCTTTCTACCATCCAGCCCGATATAAAACAACCGAACATACATATCTGTTGTTTTTTTCCTGAAATGATTGAGAATATCATATATCTTACTTTTTGCCCAAATTGGCAGGTGGTTATACTTATTGGTATCAAAAACTCTCTGACAGATTTCAGCGTTGATCTGTACTGACGTGGAATGATAACACTTTGCCCCACTATAAATTGATTGAATAATACACTCAAACTCTCCCAGATGGCGGTTGACGGTTTCAAGTCGCATGAGAAGAATTGCGATTACCTTTGTATTATGATGGATGGGAGCACCAAACGAGTGTTCCAGTGGACAGCAAGAAAAGTGGCACACGACCCTATGAAAAGTTGGAATATACCTGTTATAATAATCTTACGGGAAGTCTACCACATTTTTTCATAATAGTATAAAGATATAACAAACGCCCAGATATAATATACCTGAGCGAATGTTGTTTTAATTATTATTCAATTCTTAACAGTTGGACATTTCTTACCTTCCCATTGTTTATTATACGAATCAATAACTCTTTCCAAATCCTCATTGTCAGTATAATCCGCAGCGATTTCATTAGGATCATTTCCTAATACAATATAAACCGCAAATGTCTTTTTATCTTTAATCAATGCAACCGCTGAATCATTAACGGAAACGATCTCATCAACCGCTTTCTTTCGTGCTGTAGTATCTGAAAGATTCTGGTCAATGATAACATCATCCACAGAGAAAATTTTATATCCATTCTCCTGAAGTTTGTTTACAAGAGATGAAACGGGAACAGACCAATCAAGGAGAGCCATGAGAAAAAATTGTTGTGGTGAATAATTGTTATATTAAACAGTTAATGCTTCTGTATTGAATTCTCCTTTCTTGAGATCATTATACCCTTTATCACTCAGAATATAATTAAACCCATCGGCCATATAGATTCCAATAACAATACGTTTATTCCCTAAATCCTCAATAATACAAGCATTAGGATAAAAAATCCATCGTGAACCGATATTATTCATTCTATCCAATGATTCTTCTTTTGTATTGAATTCTCCTTCTCTTACATAATCTAAAACCAATTTATTATCAAAATAACGAGGTTTTTTATCTTTAATATCAAATGCTACTTCAGGATCATTCTCTGAGAAAAAGTAGAGGTTGAACATGGAAAACCTGTCTGGTTTGACTCTCTTATTATACCCCAGAATCAACCGCTCCACCCGTAGCATTGTGACACTTCATTGGCTGGCACATATACTTGTTTATAAGAATTGATTTATTGGTGATCTTATTTGGAGGAATGACCTCTAGTACCTGAAAACAATAATTCATAGAAAAACAAAAAATATACAAAAATACCGTGAGAGTTATGGCCCACGGTATTTGAGTTTTTATTGTGTTAGTTATTAGCTACCGGATAATGCGAGAGTTTTACTACCTCCAGCTTGCTTATGAAGACTAACATTAGATCCAGCTTCTCCGCCAAGTTGGCCACCATATCCACTAGCACCGGAAGACTTACGAACACGAAGTTTAATTTTATCTATCTCAACCGCAGTGTATTGTTTATGCTCGTGGTCTTCCCTAGTATGCTTCATTTCAATAAGACGATCTCTAACTTTAGCTGCAAATGCCTTATTGAAATTGACCTTAAATCCAGCACGAGTGAATTCTTTTCCGAGAATATCGGCCAGGACTTTCTCACCTTGATATGATTTTTCACACTCTTTTTCCATACAATCTTTCAGAAACTCAAAATATAGTTTGGTCTGAATTTGTTGGGCTTCTGTTCCAATACAAATAAATCTGGAAATTTTCCTGCCTTGACTATAATCATAACGAACATATCCTTTACCGTCATAGAACGCAGCAACGGCGGTAAAAAGAATAAACTCAGATTCGTTCATTCTTTTTTGTGCATCAAATTCTTCGGTGAGCACCTGGGGGATTGTTGCCTCAACAACACTCACACCATATTTCTTACACAATTTATCAATCATTTCAGCCGCCGCCGATGCTTCACCCTCAAAGGTGGATGATTCCTGCAATGCCAACATTGCGGCAATTTTGTCGAGAATTGCTTTGCGATCCATTGTGGGAAAGTTCCCTGACAACTCATTAACAATACAGGATCAAGAGTACCAGGAGACCAGCAACAGGACACTACAAGAACTGTCACACTGTAACCTCTAGACTCCTTATGATGGAATATAATAATCTTACACAAACCCTGCCTAATTTTTACGAGAAGTTATAAATAAATCTAAAAAACTTAAAATAGTTCATATAAAAAAAGAGGTAGAAAACTCTACCTCTCGTAAATTGAATTGTTATTGTCTCTTATTCAATCAAGATGATCTGAGACTTGTTGCAATTCGGAAATAAGTTTATTCAGTTCTTCCTTATTATGGAAATTAACCCGACATAGATCATAGTTGCTAGAAACCTCAAGTGTAACGACCTTTTGAATACCTTCGGTTACAGGATTTCCAATAGTTCCACCGTAAGGAATATCTTTCTTGATAATCGTATATTCATCGCTCCATCGCTGTGGAAGAATAGGCATATTAAGCCTGTCTTCTTCTCGTTTCCGAGCCAACTCAGCATTCTCAGCGAGAATTTTATCGCATTCCTCATCAGTAAGAGGCTTATCACCATCATGGGACAGTCGTACAAGAGTCCTAAGATCGGTGCAATAATTTTCAGCAACACCAGGACTGATTTGCAATTCGGGAGACATGAGCTTTTTCTGAAGACTTAAGAAGAATAACCCATCAGGAGCACCAGCAGAACCAGCAACAGGACACTACAAGAACTGGCACAACAAGAACCCCTAAACACCAAAAAACAGTAGAATCCTAATACAGGAACCCTACTTATAATTTCTTAAAGGCAATAAAAAACTATCGGTTTTATTACCGTTTTTAAATATTCAATTGATTTTTAACTTCTTATTTGATTTATTGTTTAATCTTTAAGAACCTTTGTGGTGTGTAACTTATTCTCTAGGAGATAGCGGTCACAGAGGCCAAGGTGTAAGAGGACAAACAATAATTCTCTTAAGTTGTTATTATTATTTATATTATTATATTTTTAGGGAGAACTTATTGTCCTCCCACAAAGTACAAGTTACAATTATCAATAAGAAACTAGACTGAAGGCACGGACACAGATCGTATTAGACTTACTGACGGTGCCCTGGTTACCAATACCGAAGTTCACGACGCATGAATTAGTAGAACTAGCCTCAGTAGAAGACCAGTAGAAAGTGGCCGAGAACTGACCTTCACAATTATTACAAGCCAACTGCAATTGTTCAATGTTAGGAATAAACCATTGCGATCTATTGAATCCTGCACTCACCAAGGCATCAAAAACATCTGAAAATTCTTCTGACCAATTAGAATGACATTCTGTATAACATGGTGCGGCAATAAGAGCCATTCGTACTTCTGAAAACTTATACACCACAATACAACCATTCTCTAGCTTATTTCCTGCTTTAGCCTTAGAGAGAGTAGGATATTCCGGTTGTTCCAGTTGTTGCCTAAGACGAGTGAGTTGTTCTTCCGTTTTCTTAATTTCTGCTGCAATTTGTTCTTTGTTCATGATGAACTCCTCTGGGAACAAAACAACAATAACAGATCCAACCCACACAAACCAAACCAAGAGGACACAAAAAGAACTGGCACAAGACCCATACAAAAGTTTCATAGAGGCCATTATAATAACTCTACGGACACTATAACCTGTTTTATACCCATAATATAAGAAATGAGATTTATCAATAAGTTTCAAGGACAATAATATACTCTTAAGGTCTTTTATCCTTAGAGTAATTATCGTCTTTGAGAAGTATTGTTATGACTGGACTAATTGTTGTATTTTTGGTTAGCTTATGGTCATTTATCGTTGTTATTGATTAGTTTATCAATTTTACGTTGTAGAAAACCAATAAAGAAATCAAAGGTGTTGATCAATAAGATCAGCAATTTCACTAAATGGCATTCCCCTATCGTTCAATATATCAAGGGTGGTATTAGGAATCTTTATGTGGATGCTATCACCAAAATCACCACCATTATTAGTGTTATTAACTATTTGTGATTGGAGTCCTGCCCATTCTACAACCTCATTAGGAATGCCGTACTTATGGCCAAGATATTTGCCATAATTCCATGGTGTTTGTGTTGCTTTTGAATGTATTTTACAAAGAATACCTTCAACACAAAAACTATTATTATCACTCCTAAGACATCCCCTGGCCCCATTATAATTACCAGACCGCAATGCTTCCACCCATTGTTTCTTAATTTCTTGGTTCATTAGTGAAACCTTTGTTTGTCTCTCATATTATAGGGCAGGGAACTACGTTTGTCAAGGTCTGAACGATAAGGAGTTCTTATTGACCTAGACCTTGACAAACCATCAGGGAAGGATTATAATACATTTACAGCCAATCTATTCTTTTTTCTATAATCAATAATTCTTATATCATACAACATAATTTTGATATACTAGCCTAGTCGTGATCTTACTTTTTCTTATTATAAATGTGTAAATACTACAAAGACCTTATGATTGTATTATTGTCCTTGAAAAGCATTGATAATACTAAAATG